CGCGTAGGTGTGCATAGCCTTCGGTGTCGGACTCGTGGGGGAAGCTGAAGCAACTTAGCTCAGGTTCGGCGTAGAACGTGCCGCGTTTGTCCAGCCATTCAATAAGCTGGGTGTCCAGCGGCTGTGCATTGAGACTGCCAGCCGATTCCACGACGTGAAAAACGCGGTAGGCCATTGCGCGAGCAACCTTGATCAGTTGTTCGGCTCTCGCCTGGCTGGCTTCGGTGCCTTTCAGTGCTTTCCATGTCTGGAGGGCCAGCGCCAGGAATTGGGTAATCTCGGTCAGGTTTCGGTAGTCAGTCGATGTGAAGGGAGTGGCTTTGATGCTGTGCATTTGCAAGCGTAGGTCGGCCAGTTGTTGGGCTTCACGATTTCGTAATTGAGTGATGGTAGCGATGTCGCTGTTTAGCGCGGCAATCCGCTGGCTGTGCAGGCCGTTACGTTCGGTCAAGCCGGCGTTGTAGCTGCGGGCCAGCGCCTGGAGAATGAGTTTGCGGATGTAATACCCCAGCAGGATCAGGCCAAAGGCCATTCCGATGAAGATGATCGTGTTCTGTGCGTGCATGTGCTGTGCTCCGGTAGAGCCCGCCGCCGGGATTCTTTGGTGAGAGGCCGGCGGCGGGGTGGTGCAATGGTTAGATAGTCGCTTCGTACATCGGTACGGCGTTGATCGCCTCTTGGATCTTGGCGCGGACGGTGGCGTAGGCCTCTTCGAGCACTTTGTCCGGGCGCACGAGTTCGAACCACATCACGAGGCGGCTTTCCTGAATGCGGTAGCGGAATCGAACCGGAATGCAGAACGCATCACCGCCGAGGAACGGTCTGACACCGATATAGAACTGCTCCGGAATCTTGAGCTGCCCGGTCTCGCCGGCTTGGCCGTCGATCTGTTCGTTGTAGGTCAGTTGAACCTGGCCGTTGTCGAGTCGCGTACCCTGGCGAAAGCTGATGTTCTTTTTGGCTTCGAGGGTGCGACTGATTTCCAGCATGTCTGCGGCTGATGGCGCTTGCGGGATGCCTTCCGGGGCAGTGATGTCCCGGATGTTGTCCTCAAAAAACTCGGCGAACGTTGCTTGATCCATCTTCTTGCGGTCGGCGGATTTCCAGCGGCCCCACTCGATGCTGATCGGGCACTGGTAGACTGCCACGTGCTGTCCCCATGAAGGCTGGTCAGGCTGATGGTAATCGAGCACGCCCTTGAAGGTTCGGCCTTCGGGACCGTCGCAGAACACGACAGACGCTGGGGTGGCGTAGCGGTTGATATAGGCGATGAACGTGTCTGCGTCGAGAACCGTCACGCCTTGGCGGATCCGGGTTGGTGCCGCCAACAGACCCTCAAGGTCTTTGACTTGAGTGCCAGTGGGGACGAGCGCGAACGGCGCAGGCAGCGAAGGGTGGTCCTGTGGCTTGCCCAGGGACTGGGCGAGTGTGACCAGGTGATTGATGGCTTCTTGCATTGGACGTGCTCCAGTTTCTTCGGTGAGTGATCGTTACGGCGCAACGTGGCGCAGTGGGGTGCTTTCGTCATCCTCGACAGGCCGAAGGGCCAAGTCTTGTTGGCGGGGATCGCGGCGGGTGAGGTTGCCTTCGGGCGTCAGGAAGAACAGGGATGTTCCGCGCGACAGCGCCGGTTCCTTCACCTTCACATCGGCCTTGATGTTCATCTGTCCGCGCCCATCGGGTTTGTAGTTGAGTTCGATGACCAGCTTCCCGCCCTTGCCGGACAAGCGAATGGCGTCGATCAGTTGATACTGGGCCTCGCTCAGTTCATCGAGCAGGCCGCCGGCCTCGATGTCCCGTAGCGTGTCGATGAATGGGCGTGCTTTGCTCATGTGCTGTGCCTCATTGGTTTGATTGTTGTTGCCCCTGATCGGCAGGGGCACCGTTTGAATCAGGCTGCTTGCTTCGTTGCTTGCGCATCGAGGTAGGCGGCTAGGTCGTGCAGGTAAACAACAGGCTTGGCCCGGGCCGAGCAGTGCAGGCGCTTGACCACTAGCTTGATCCGGCCGGCCTTGATTTCGCTCAGCAGATAGCGGTCGGTGCGGATGTGCGCGAAGTACTGCTCACGCACTGCTGTCAGGCTCGGGCATGGCGTGGCGAACTGGCGCCGAAGTTGTTCCAGGGTGGTGCTCACGCGGAATCCTCCCCATGCCCCTCCGTCTGGGGCACCAGCTTGAGGCGGATCAGTTCGGCGAGACCTTCTTTGCTTTTGCCCTTGGCCGCTGCCAGGACGTTGCCCTTGGCGTCTGAAACGACGGCGCCGTAGGGGTATTCAGGGCAGTTGACCGGGGTCACATAGGCGATATGTCCATCGCCGATCACTGCATCTACGCAGCGGAACACTTCCGCTAGTTCAACAGAGACGCAGGGCAAGGCCTCCAGCAGTTGAACAGCTTCGGAGGAGGCGCCGATAAGCGTGGCGCGGCTGATCACCGTCGGGTGATTGAGGTACATGGGCACCAGCTTCAGGGCGCCTACAGCGGAATTGATGGCGTTGGGTTTCATGCTGCAGCGTCCTTTTTGGTGATGGTGATATCCAGCTTTTTGGCAATCCACTCGATGCCCGCTTCCTTTACCATCACGACGGCGTAATGCGCGGGCTTGCCGATGGTGGGGTTCCAGCGCACACGCGGGTCCGAGAAGAGGTAGCCGCGGTCGCGGTGCGCGCTGGCCAAGTCACCGGAAGAGTTCAGTACACCGAGTTCCCGCAGCCTGGTGCGGAAGGCGCGGGGCTTGAGGCCGAGTAAGGTGGCGGTTTGATCCAGGGTGCGGTTCATGTCGGCGTCCTCAGGCTGCGGTCTGGCTCGCATCGCGACTACGAATGACTGTTACGCAGTCGTCTATCAGGCTCCGCAAATGCTCACGATCCCCCGTATTCCTGATAATCAGGTCGAGCGGGTTTACGTGAACCCCGGCTTCGCTTGCGTGGGGATTTACCGCTGGTGCCGTCGGTCGGGCTATGTGAATGATGGTGCCGCCGCGCTGGCGGATGAAATCGGCTTCATTCTCGAAGCGAACGTCACTGACGACGAAGCCCACGACGCTCGAAAGCGTGTTTTGCAGGTAGTTGAGGTTTTGCTCGGCGATCTTCACCCAGACGTCTGGGTGCACCAGTTGCCGTGCCCACTCGGTGCCCATCGACTGCATGAGTTCCCGCGGTGAACGGCCCAGCCAGTCCACGGGCTGCTCTTTCTTCGCGCCTTCAAAATCGTCCGGATCGAGGTTGAAGATTTCCATCAGCCCGGAGCGAAGCGGGTCGGCGAACGCGTAGTGGTCCAGCAAGTGGTTGCGCACCAGGTGATCGGCGGCAGTAGATTTTCCCGAGCGCGCCAGGCCGGCGAGGCCAATCAGTATCGGCTTCATGCTGCATCACCTCCCCATGTCCCCGCGTTATCTGCCGAAACAGAGCGAGCGGGAAGGGTAGGTGCGACGCGGCCAGTGTTGACGATTACTAGCAGGCCGGTGCGATTCTGGATTGCTTCAACGGCCTTCGGGCTGGTGCAGGCTGCCGGGTGAAGATAGACCGGGCAGCGGGTGTGGCTGTGCTGTGTTGTCTGCATGTCTCGTACTCTTTGGTGAGAGGGGTACGAGACAAAATTAGTATTCGTTGTTTCTTAAGTCAATAGTATTACTGATATTTGCTTGTTTTTTATCGGCGGCCAAAAAGAAACCCGCTCGAATGGCGGGTTTCGTTTGGTATGGTCACTGTGTCACAGATCGACGATTTTCCGTCGTGCTCTACCGTATACGACCCATTCGTCATTCATCTTAATGACCCGGTCGGGCCAGTTCGGGTTGGTTGCATGAAGAAACATATCGCCACCTTCCTCGGTGAGCTGTCGAAGGGTGACGGCCTTGTCGTTTTGACGTTTTGCAACTACGAAGTCACCAGATTTCCAGACCATATCAGGGTCGATTACTACCTTGTCCCCTGGCAAGAAGTCCGGTTCCATGCTTCTGCCTTCGACCCGTAGGATAAACGCGCGTGGTCCTGCTGGCCCCCCAGCTTCGACCCATTCTTGAGCGTCACCGGGCTCAAAGTCCCCGCGTCCTGCATGGTAAGCAGCCGCTTTCATATATCCAATCACAGGTAACAGCCTCCCCGCCGATCCCATCTCCGTGGTGTTTCGGTAGACGTCCCCTTGTGACGGGGCGTTCGATGCCGAAACATTATTTGCCAGAGCCATCGTTTCCGCGAGGCGAGGGCTGACGCTCTCGGGCGCGAAACGAAGGGCGCGACTCAGGCTTAATAACGCAGGTAGGTTCAGGGCGATCTTCCCTGTCATGTATTGACTTACGGCACTTTGGCCTGACCAGCCGCATGCTTCGGCGACCTTGTCCTGATTCAGGCTCGGGTCTTCCGATTTGCGAGTTTTGTAAATGCCTTTGAGGCGGGCGGCTTCTTCGGCGATGTAGGTCGGCTTTTTTGTCATGGCAGCAATTCTATAAGCATCACTTATGCTGCCCAAAGAGTAGCGGTTGTTTTTTCTTGCAACGGATTATGAGCTGAGCTAATGTTTGGCTCTGCATCCGTTCCGAGGAATTGAGAATGACAGTTGAATTTGGAGTGCCTTTGCGTGAGTTCGCAAAGGATAGGAGTCAGCTCGAAATGGCTGCGCTCCTGGGCGTGACCCAAAGTGCGGTTTCTCAAATGATCCTCAGTGGTCGAGATATCCGCGTGATCAGAGACGCCGATGGGAAGCTATCTGGCGTTGAGATCCGTCCGGTAGGTAGCCGCCGAAAACAAATGGCAGCGTAAGGGTGCCGGACTGGGGCCTCTCACCAAAGAATCCCCCAGCCCGGCTACGACGACACACAGCACATGCATATCGGTCGTGGTCGTAGGATAGGGCGTGCCCGTTCCTCTGGCTAGGCCGTAAATGGGGAATTTACGGTTATGAGCACTTCGAACCATTCGCCGGCCTTTGGGCCGGTTCTTTCGCTTCGCAAAGCGCTGTACCGGGCCGGCCACGATTACAAAGGTGGCGTCACGGCTCTGGCCCTGGACATGGTGATCGACTACGACACCCTTCAGAAGAAACTCAAGCACGATGAAGAACGCCGCTGGCTTGATCCGGATGAACTGGAAGAGGTCATTCGGCTGACTTGTAATCCCGCGTTGCTGGACGCCCTGATGAGGCCTGCGGGGATGGTCTGGTACAAGCCAGAGCCCGCAGCGCCCACCAAAGAGGCGTTGAAGTCGGTAGGGCGCTTGTTGCATGAAACAGGTGAGTTTGTATCGAGCATGCACGAAGGTGCCGCCGACAACGTTTGGGAGCCGCACGAAGTGGCGCTGCTGGA